ATATAGGGTTGTATGATTGTTAAGGTCATTAAATGCAGAATCCATTTCAGTCCCGCTTAAACTACTTACATAATTTGCTGACATATTACTCCTTTCTTTTTACGGCTTACGCTATGTCAATCGGGGTGTATATGAGAATAAAGCCATCACTACCTGCCGAGCCTGCACAACCATTTCCACCGCTTGTGGTTGGATGGAAGTATTCGCATGCCCAACCGAAGTTGCCACCACCGAAGTTGTAGGAGGCATTTCCTGGGATACCGCCACCGCCACCGCCATGACCACCTCTACCGCCTCTGCCGAATACATTCTGCTTTGGATAGAACGCTGACGGAACTGATGCACCATTACCACCGACACCCCATACTCCCGATGTGGAGTCTGTACCATTTGCACCATTAGCACCGTAGCAAGCACCACCGCCACCACCACCGACATTGTAGCATTGAGATTGCCAACGCTCTCCCGATTCAGGGTCACGCCAACTTCTTGTGTAGCCATAAGTCGCACCATGACTACCGCCCGAATAAAGAACACCGTTATAGCCTCTTACGCTACCGCCATTCTCTGATGTTCTATAAGAGGAATTGTCAGACCAAGACCGACCATACCCTGCACCACCATTGCCACCCTTAAGACCATTTTCGCCTTGTGTAGCGTACAAAGTGTTCGTAAGGATATTTAGATATCCACTCTCACTATAATTGGATGCAGAGGAAGTTTGTAGGCTACCAAACGAACTGTGGTTGTTACCGCCACCTGCTCCACCGCCTATTGCTCCACCTGCACCACCTGCACCGAGTGAGATGTTATAAGTTCCACTAAAAGTGATGTCTTGTGAAACATAGTAAATACCCTTTGCTCCTGTTCCGCCATTTCCACCGACACCTGCCGTTGGTGGGTCAGTATCATAACCATAGTCGGCTCTACCGCCTGTGCCGTTATAACCACCTTGACCGCCCTTTGCAGAACTGAATACTACTACTCTGCATCTTTGACCATTCAAGCCATAACTTGCAGGATTAAATGTTCCTGTTAAGCCATGAAGATTGAGCATTGTTCCTTCGGTTGAGCCTTCTCCGTTGCCACTATGGATTATTAAGAAGTCTACGAAGTTTGAGCCGTAAGGTCCTGGAACATAATCAGTTGACAGGACAGTTTCACTCTTTAGGATGCCACTCATATTGATATCCATTGTCTTAATGAACCCTGTTCTTTCAAGTTCAAATGGGTCTATGAAGTTGACTAATTGCCCTGTATAGTTACGGCTACCGCCCAAAGTAATGGCATACTTAACATCTTTGGAACTTCCGTAATAGTTTGCAACTCTCTTGGCTACATAATAGGAATTGGCTACACTAACCAATGTCGCATCGGTTACCTTGTATTCGTAATCCTCACTTTGAACTCCTGTATTGTAGGTCAGTTCCTTTGTGGTGTGAGTATAGTAATACCCTTTCAAAGTACCACTACCACTTACAATGGCGTAATTGTGTCCACTTGAATTGATTGTAAGTGAGCCTGTTGTTGTGAGGTTATGACAAGGTGCATCAAAAGTGACTAACTTCTGCGATACTGTTGTGTCATCGTTGTAAAGTTCCACTTGCTCATCAAGAGCCGTAGAATAAAAAGCATGTTCCGTAACGATAACCTTTGTCGCAGGTGTCTTGTAGTCAACATTCCCACCGATGTAAATCCTACTTGCATCTATAACCGCAGGAGTTGCACTATCGTTGTAGGTAAACTTTAATCTACCGTTGGCATCCTTTAGGCACGATGCACCTATCGCAAATAAAATCTGTTGAAGATTATCCCTTGATGTGGCAATCGGCAACCAACCGCTTAAGGTCTGCGAACCTATCTGCGAATCTATCGTGTAGTCAGTTCCTTGAACATAGCCTATCGTATTCATAACCGAAGTTATCAACGATGAAACTGTCGCATTGGAATACGCCCCACCATAGTGTGTTACATTTGCCAACATTCCTATGGCTGAAATACATTCCACCTTGAATGTCCATACGGCTGTTCTAACTACCGACTTCACATAGAACTTCCCTATCAAAACATCGTCATGGTAGTATTCGCACGAAGTGCCGTAAACATAATCGGTTAAATCTCCATCGTTTACTACATAGTTTAATCCATTAGAGGTTTGGTAGTATGCATTTCCCGATGTATATAAGTATCTTGCTCCTATTGCTTCACTTAATACTTCAAATGTTAAGGTATCTACTCCTAATGTTTCTGATACCATAGCATTTTCTAAATGTACTGACCCACTTAATAAGTCACTATCATTGAATGTAAATGTTGAGTATGTTATGCGGTTACTCATTTCTCTCCTTACGGCGCTACGCGCATTATTTCTCCGAGAAAGTTATCACGATCGCGTTGTAATATGTCCGCTCGGTTGTTTCCAGGACTTTTGCCGCCCCGGTTGAACTGATTCTTGCTTGGATGGTTCTTGTATTGCCATTTGCCGAGGTATAGGTCAAAGACTTATAGGTTGCCGAGGTAAGACCTCCTACCAAAGACCAAAAAACTCCGACTTCTGCCGGAGTTAATGGTTTTAAGGTTAGTGTAATATCATACTTTACGGCGATAACATCAGGGATGTCGGAACCGTCCATTGCGACTCCTTTATTGGAGCCTTCAATGATTCGTGGAGTTTCTACAAAACCGTATTTGGTGATGTAGCTTGAAAGGTCTGCGCCATTATATGTTAATATCATCCGTTAACAAGGGAAACCCCTCTCCTCCTTCCTTCGTTTTGCAAAGGATTATAGATAGCGTGTGCAATTTGGTTGCTATCAAGATTGATAGACAGTTCAATAGGTCCGCTACCGCCGATGTTATTTTTTAAGGATTCAATAGCATCCATCAAGGCTTGTGTTGTCCCGGCGGTATTGACCGATTCGCCACGATGGAGTTCTGCAACGTATCCATCGTAAGGAACATAGTTCAATCCGCTTGCATGGGAACCATCAACTCCTGTTGCCGACATTGAATCGTTGGTATTCTTCCAAAATGTCAGTTTGTCAGTCAGCCATGAAATCTTCTCGGAAACCCATCCTGAAATCTGCTCCCAAATGTTTTTCAAGCCATCCCATAGGAATGTGAATGCGGTCTTGCCCGCCTCAAACAATCCCTCGCCTAATTTTTCAAGGACCTTAAAAATGCCCTCGCAGAATCCTTCAAGGTCACCGTTGATAAGTGCCATGACACTCTTTAAGAGTTCCATAACACCTTCCATTATCGGTTTCACGATCGGGATAATCGCATCGGCTACCGTCTTGACCGTTTCCTTTATCTTTGGAATGTTATCGATGAGCCATTGCAATATTTCCATTATATAATGCATTAAATCGGCCATTAGAGAGTTTTTAAGTGTGCTAATGGACTCCTCAACCTTACTGAACATATCGTTCATTACTGCGCCGTTTGTGACAGTTTCTTGACTCATTACAAGACCAAGTTCATTGGCCTCATTCTTCATGTCTGCCAAACCTTCGGCTCCAGCCTGTAAAAGAGGTTGCATATCATAGGCAACTTTTTCTCCAAACATCTCAACGGCCGCCGCAGTTCTTTCCGATTCATCACCAATGGCCATAAGCTGGTCAAGAGCCTCGTCAAATGTCATATCGGTATCAACCAAAGACTTGGCCGCTTTTTCAAGTGTTGTCATTTCAACTCCTGAAAGGCCAGCCGCATAAGCCAATTCCTGATATGATTCGGCCGCGATACCCATTCGGATAGATGCCTTATCAATTACATCTAATTCGTTAGCCGTGTCTTTTGCCGCCGCAACCATTGCGGTTCCTACCGCCGTTGCCGCCGCCGTAACTCCAGCCGCCCACTTTGCCGCAGTTTTTATACCGCTCGCAAGTTTACCGCCTAACCCCTCGGCTTTTTCGCCTGTTTTCGCTATTGAGTTTTCCGCATCGCTTGTATTGCACAGGATAGTGCCTGTCAATGTAAATATATTCATTTGATGCCCGCTTTCTCAAAATTACTGTATAGTTCTTGCAAGATTTCTTCATCAGGCCTTACAACCGGAGGTAAGCACGAATGCTTAAACTCCTCAAAGCCAACTTGGAACTGTGGACCCGCTATCCAGCGCATAAAGAACTTATCTTCAACGCGCCGTTCTCGCAGATACTCAATAAAGCCTCGCAAGTTTTTAGCATTTAACCTTGTCGCTCCCAATTCATGTCCCGACAACAAATCAATTAATTCGTATCGTGGGAATCGGCAAGCGACAAAATAAAATCCTTGATATAGCCTTCTTTCAAAAGCCATTGAATGCCTTCGGCAATTTCTCTCAAAGACATTTTCCCGATCTCTTCGGGAGCCTTCTCAAATGGCCCTGAAAGGAATTTATACATTGCGCTCTGCGCGCCCTTCTCCGCAAAGGCTCGCAAAACTTTAGTGATTGCTTTAATACCTACCGATGTTACATCGCCCTTGCCTTCGGATGCGATTTTCAATAAGCCTTCAACTTGCTTATCGTCAAATCCAGCCGCATCCAAAAGGTCCCATGCGCTATAAACATCGTCAAGATTAAAGTCGCGCATTACTGTGCAGACGGATAAACAACCTGGAATGGCGGAGTTTCAAGGTCTGCTAATGCATAATGTGCAGTAAGTGTTACAGGAATAACGGCCTCGTTCTTATCGCTGAATGTCAGGGAAAGACCGTTTGTGGATAGAACATTGTCAAGTTTGATATAAACAACTTCGCCGTTGGAGAGGGAACCCGCCCAAACAATGCTTGTTGCATAATCGGTATCGGCGATTTCGTTCTTGCCGTTGATAGTTGTTGTATTTGTTGTTGTAGTGTAAGTGTATGCACCGATAGCAAGTTCAAGATTGGCAACTGTTGCCTCTTTGAGATTTGCGGTCATTGTTACCGTCCATCCGTCAAGGGCCTTGAGTCCTTTTACATCTCCAGGTGCGCCATCAATGCTTACCTGTCGCATAATAGGAACTGCGGAAAAAGTGCCGCCTCCATCGGTTGCGCCGAGCATCTTTGCCGTTGCGGTTGCCGGAGTGTCCGTTCCAATAATGAAATTCTTATAGAACGCGCCAGCGCCAAGAAGTAAGTGTTCAGGGGTCGTTGTCCTTAAACCTCTTATCATTTTTTATTCCTCCTTTGAATAAACATAGAGTTCCATTTGAATATGAACTCGTTTAACCGTTTTATCTTCCTCAACCACATCGTATCGTCTTGCACGATAACTGTGGAAAAAGAACTTTGAATCACCACCGATGTAGTGGTCAAATGCCTGTTCGATAGAATCGGCATGGTCATTGGTTGTTTTAATGTCCTTTGTAAAGACATCAACTTCTAGGTTGTAGGTTGTCTGCCCATCGATACAAGCAACCTCTTTCAAATCAAATACGATATATGGATAAGCCGTAGCTGGTCTATTAAGGTAATAACTATTGACCGATGTTGCCGTTTTAATAATGGATGCAATTTCCTTCCGCATATCGTTATAGTTAATCTTCATCGCCGAGTACCTCCTCTTCATCAATTAAAGATTGCGCTTTGATTTCGTCCTCTACTGCGGATAAATATTGCGCCTCAATTTTCCTGATCTCGTCAATATTCTCCAGGACCGAGTTATACAATGCGCCGATTTTCGGCTGATGCTCTGTGCCTAACTCTTGATAAGAGCCATACCATCCGGCATTTTTGAATCCCACAAGGCAATCCGTTTCCTTTTTGCGGACCCAGTATTGAGTGTTCTTCGCAACTCGTCCTGTGCGCCGTTTGATTTTCTTGCGAGTCATTCGGCAGATGTATTTTCCAACATCCTTGAGCGCGGCCCTTGTTAATTCCTCAATGTAGTAATTCGCTCGTTCACAATTATTGAGATAGGTCACTCCATCCTTTGTGAATTTCACGCTACTGGGAACCGCCATTGCTTGCCTCCGTGATGGTATTGTTTGCGGCCTTCGTGACTACAATTTCCATTGTTTGTCCGTTTCTAAAAGTACGAATAACGCGATAACCTAAAGTGTTATATTCAACTTCGTCCTCGCCGTCATACTCAAGGTAATCAGCCAGGACAAATGTGTATTCAGGATTCAAGCCAGCCTGGAGCGCCTCATACTTTTCCCGCATCCCAATAGACCGAATCTCCGCAAACACATCTCTGCTTGTTGTAGTTGCCGTAGTATCTCCATAATCATCGCGAACATAAGTCCTTTTTATTAGGGAAATAACCTCGTTATACATCGTCATCCTCCATGTAAGCGGCAGTTTTGCGGAGTTTATCCAACTGTGTTTCCCAGGAACTCAAATAGTTCTGCATTTCCTTATCATCGCGAGTGTATTTATACTGGCAATAGGTCTTAATTGCCTCAACGATTAAAGGGTCCGTTGCCGCTGAAACCAATGTTGAATCAATCCCATTTGTAGTCATTTCCTTCTTGGCGGCATCTATTTTTGCCGTGATGTCGCTATCAAGAGCGGAATGGGTGATTCTAATTGCGGCTTTTACCTCATCAAGTAAAGTTCTTGCCATAATTGCCTCCTACTTTGTTGACTTTCTGGTCTTTTTAACCGTTGCAGTTTCCTTTGTCGGCGTTGCCGTTTCAATGATTTCGTAATAGTCAGGTGTAATGTTTTTACACTCAACAATGTCAATCTCTTCTCCGCGTTTATAAATCCGATCGTTTGCATAGCAGACCATTTTTATTCTTGCTTTCATTTTTCCCCTCCTGTTGCCTCATAAACAGACTCATCAACCATTAAATGACCGATATGGCCGCATTTTATGGTTGAATCGCAATAAACCTTATATCCGAGTTTTCTCGCTCTTATGCAGAACGATAAGTCCTCGCCATAACCGCCCAATGGGTCAAACCAAGTATGCTCGTTTAAGAGCATATCCATTAATACTTTTGTGCGGGTAATTACACATCCAAAACCGATTCCCTCAACTTCAAAAGTTTGGTTCTTCGGATAATTGTCATAGTTCTCGTGATGGCCCACTCCGTTTTCGTCAACACCGCATTTATTAAAAATGACAGGCGAAAAAGGAATAACCCTTCTAAAATACAAACCTGATACAATGTCCCGACCTTCTTCCAGGTGCTTGACCATTCTCTCAAGTGTGTCTGCGCTGAATACCATGTCGCTATCAAACCACATAACGGCATCAGCCTCCATTTTGATTGCTTGTTTAGCAATCTTGTTTCGGCTCTCATAAATCAATGAGCCTGTGACCATTGCAAGTGTGCATTCACCAGGACGATTCAACATCGCAAGGCTGGATGCAAAAGGTGCGGCCACGGAATCCATACAAGGTACGGCTATTATAATCTTCATAATTTGCTCCCTTCTTTTATGAAATAACAATAGTCTGCTCTTGGTGCTATTAAGACTTGGTAATCTCCATAGCGTTCTCTAAAGATTTCGGGAGTCAAATCATCTTGAATATGTCTTTCATAGAGGTTTCCGTATATTACATTTTGTTCGTAAAGCCACGGAACGCTGATTATAAGTTCTTTGCATCTCGGATTTGCATATTCCAAAACCGTCTGTGCATCTGCTACTTCTAAATGCTCCACAATGTCACCGAAGATGATTAAGTCATAATCGTTATATCGTAGGTTTACGATGTTCTCATTGAAAACATTTCGGTATTTTTCTTTAAGCCGAAAACTGATAATGTTCGGTTGATAAATCTCTACGGCATCCATATTTTTGTATTCAAAAAGCAAATCGCTCCAAACACCGTCACACGCTCCAACATCAAGAATTGTCCCATCCTTTGGAATTGTTTTGCGAATCCAGCGCAAGACTTCTGCTTTGCCGTCAATATAAGATGCCATTCATTTGCTCCCATATTGCTCTCTAAAAATAAGGGAAACCTCCGCGAGAGCAACGGAGGTCCCCTATATTCGTTATAACTGCGGAGAGTTTATAACCTACTTCTGAATCTTTACGAATGCCTTCGGTGCAACAACATCAAGAGCGACATATTCGCGACCAAGAACTCTTACAAGGTCCTTTGTCATTTCGGTCTTGTCATCAAACTTGAAGTCAATGCCTTCGCCATTCGGGAAGTTTGCGAGTGCGCCATGTCCGAAGTCGCCTACGATAGCGTATGTAACACCTGTGGTTGCTGCGGAATATGCGGTAATAGAGTTATTAAACAGTACAGGGCAATTTTCAAATACATCAACTGCATAGCCATTAGCATACTGTGCGGTCTTGAATGCGGACCATGTAGCCTTGTTCATAACTACAACAGGATTCTGACATTCATCAGAGAGGTTGCCGAGTGCCTTTGCGATTGTTCCAACGGCAATGGATGCCTCGGTGATTACAGGAACGGCGCAAGAAGTTGTTGTGGACTGTGTGCCGCAAGCTTCAATCTTTGCGAGAAGTTCATCAGCAGCCTTGTGAGCAATCTGATATGCAAGTTCTTCGTAAACATAAGTGAGGAATGCCTCGCCACGGAGGTCCATAACTTCATCGGAAACGCTAATCCACTTCTTGATGGACTTCGGTACCATTGTCACGATGCCGAGAACGAGAGTTTCTTCATCAACTGCGGTTGTGGATTCGGTATGAACTGTTGCGCCTGTGGAGCTGATTTCAAAGCCAACCTTGAGGTTGCCCTGTAAATAGGACTTCTTAACAAGGCTCATAATGCCTTCCTTTTCCCAAGCGGTCTTTGTAATTTCGTAAACGAGTTCGGGAACGGCTACATTTCCGCTACCATTTTCGGAAAGAAGTGCGCGACATTCTGCATCGTTTCCGCTCTTGATGTATTCAGCAAATGCGTTGATATACTCCGGTGTGTTTCTCTTTTCAATTTCCATTTCAGTTTTCCTTTCTTCAACTGTTGTTGTGGTTGCGCCATTTTCAATTTCGGCAACCGCCATTGTTCTCTGCTCAAGGTCCACAAGTTCGGTCTTGCGTTCTTCAAGCATCTTTTTCATTTCAATTCTTTCCTCAATGATTTCGGGTTCCGTTGCGCTACGGACTTCCTCATCAAAAACAGCAAGTCTTTCATTGACCGCATCAAGATTCATTTCGGAAAGTTCATCCATAAAGGATTTCATTCTTTCTTCAATCATTGGATTCCTCCTTAAAATAGATTCTTCTCAGTTCCTCAAGCTTGTCGGCTTTTGCCTTAGCCTCCTGTTCAGCTTTGATGCGCTCCGCTTCAAACTGTTCGTATGCTCCTTGAGCAGTTCTTTCTGCTGAGATTGATGTAGCATCGTTCGCTGGCAAACTTACGGCTGATACATCAAACAACTTGGAGATATTGAGAATTGTGCGTTTCTTGGCATTCTTTTCGGATTTGTAGTCATCCCATTTGTCCTCGCTTACGATGAAACCGAAAGACATTTTGGTTGTATAACCGCCCTTGATTTCTTCATACAGTTCGCGACCCATTTCAGTACCGCCAAGATTCGCCTCTACCAATAAACCACGGTCATCAATCGTGAGTTTCAAGGTTTCATTTGAGAGCCTTGCAAACACGCGACCTTCATGGTCATATTGCATAATTACATCCGACATATCGCAGTCATTGAAGGCATTGCGATCCACTTCTTCCCATACTTCCAAACCGTCATATTCATACAGCTTGTAAGGTTCATTGAATGTGGTTGCATAACCTCTAACTGTGTAGTCCTTTTCTTCTAAATCTTTGACTTCCAGCACCATTGAACGGTACTGTCTGCCTTCGGATAATTTTTCATTTATTGTCTTGTTCATTTCCTACCTCCTCATTCGTGGTAACCTCTGCGGTGTTTAACATCCTTATCGGACTGTCCCCACCTTCAATTGGTGCCAAGTTGAAAATCATTCTCCATTCGTTCGGAGTGAGTGCGCCTCGGTCAACCATTGAAACAAGTTCCAGCTTTGTCTTATTGGATGCGAATTGGAGTCTGCTTGATTCAAAGTGAATAAATGCGCCGAATCCCAGCTCGCGTTCGGTGAAGGTCTTGCGAGTAAGTTCCAAACTTAATGCAACTAAAAAAGGCTCTATTCTTGAAGAATAAAAAGCCTCCATTGTTCCTTCATCCGCATTGGATGTAATGATTTCTTCGTTTACTCCGAAGTAACGATAAATGTTCTCGCGGAACTCCTTCATCTGCGCGTAGTTCGCAATTGCTGGTTGCATCGTTATCGGAATAAACTCTTGTGTTGGGTCAAGTGCTGCAATACCACCGCTATTCTCAAGGCTTAAATAGTCTTGAACGAATCGGTCACGGCTTGCCTTGACATCATCCTCATCAAGCATTGTCTTGGTGTTCTTTAGGATTCCGCGAAGATTTGCCGTTGCCTTTACCGCATTAGCAACACCTTGATTTGTTGTGTTGATTAAATCCAACGCGCTTATAAGGGCATCATTTGATTCCCCACCGATATCCCCGAACAGGTAATCCTTACGCGCAACCGCTAAGTCTTTCCACGGTGCAATCAAAGCCTCTCGGCTTGCAGCAAAACGGAACTTAACAAATAGTCCGTTCTTGTACTCCATAGCCTCATAATCTTCAAACGGAATCGGATAGAACGAAACGGCTCTGCCCCTGTCATCGCGCCCGATATAAATGAATAATGTGTTTTTTACTTCCAAGAGATTTCTGCACTTTGCAAGAAAGTCCTTGCCGTTCATAAACGGATTCGGCTCATAGGTTAATAGTCTTTCAATGCGCTTGTCGCTTGACTTCGGATTAGCCTTTGAGGTGTGTTCTGCAAGCGGTCTGATACACGCTCTTACCAAATCGCTCCGATAGATTTCTCTGCCGAACGGTGTGAACCGAGCAATGAATGACCCAAGTTCCTTGAATCGTGTCATCCCGACATAGTGTTTCATCTTCCCGAAGATTTTCTGAAAAATGCTCATAAAAACCTCACTTGATATATGGCATATACTCCTCAAAATGCTTTACATAGCCAACCCACGCGTTCAACAAGCTAACCATGCCGTCAATCCTACGGTGTTGCTGAATCTTCACAGGCTGAATCGTTTCAATGCCATCTTTGTTTAATGATTTTTTGGCGGTATTTGATAAACACCATCTCAACATGGGATTGTTGTCATAGATGACTTGGTGCATTTCAAATGCTGCGCCCATTTCCTTCATAGGTTGTGACCATGTAAAGGGACCTTGAGCGGTTTTCTCCATCTCAAACCCATAACCCTCCATCTCCTCTACCCAATACCCAGCAAGAGCGCGGTCATAACATATCCATAAAGGTCTTATCTTATAATCTCGGACCATACTCACGAACCATTCCGTGACATCCGAGTAATTAACTTGCGCCCCTTCGCAGATTTTGAGCCAGCCTTTTTCTGTCCATAATCTATAAGGTGCCTCTTGTTTTCCTTGCGTTTCCACCGCTTTGACTCGCGATTCGGGCAAGAAATATTTCTGCAACACATAGACATTTGAATCGTTCGGCTTGCGAATCAGTAAGGTTGCACAGGTCAAGTCCGTTGTCGCAGATAGGTCACATCCTCCGATTGCATAGGACTTTTTCATATAGTCCATATCAATTTTGGTTTCATTGACAATATGCTCAAATGGGAGCCATGTTTCAGTTCCGCTCTGAGGAAGGTTAAAATCCTTGACCCAAACTGTCGGTCGGAACGAGGCATCATCCTTTGCCTTTTGAACACATTCCGCAAGGTATTTCTTGCTTTTAATGGTTCCTAAAGCTGGGTTAGCCTTCATCCAATATTCTTCCTTGTCCCATTCTTCGGGTTTATCCAATTCATAAATGAACGGAAGGAATCTTGGATTGTCTATCGTGCCATTCAACACATTGGATGCGTATTCGTACTGAGAATCAAATATCCCATCACGGACATATCCATTGGTTGTTATACAAAAAAGCAACGGTTGCTTTCGTGCGCCCATTGCCTGTTTTATTAAGTCATATAAGTCGCGGTTTTTAATTGCTGCCAATTCATCAATTACCGCGCAATGAATATCCAAACCATCAAGACTGTTGGTGTTGCTTGCTAATGCTTTTATAAAGCCAAGATTCGGAGCAAAGTACAAATCATTTACTCTTTTCTTGATATGTTTTGACAGTTCGGGAGATTGTTTGACCATCTTGTGTGCAGCATTAAAGCCGAGCCTTGCTTGGTCTAACATTGTCGCAACATTGTATATTTGCGGAGAGCCTTCGCGGTCATTGCATAACATATCAACTTCAACCGCAGCCGTTTCCGTAGTCTTGCCGTTTTTTCTGCCCTCTATAATTAGGACTTCGTTATATCTCCGAAGGTTGTTATCATCAACAAAACCGAATATTGCTTGGAGCCTTGCCTTTTGAAACAACTCCAGCTTTAATGCTTGCCCGATATTTCCGCTGGGAGCCTTGCAGAATCTCTCAATAAAATCAACATGATGATTCGCAATGCTTTCATCAAAATGGAACTCATTCGGCATATAGATATCATTTGCCAAACGCTCGCAGATTATCTTTAACTTATCGCATCCAACAATCTTCCCATCTAAAACATCGGTGCAGTATTGTTCTAAATAACTCACTTTATGAACTCAAGGAACTCATCGGCATTTTGTGACCCCTTCGGAAGTAAATCATCAATTTGTCGAATGATTGTTGAGTAATTCTTTATTAAAGTGTTGTAGGCATCAGCCTCGGAACTCTTTTTAACACCATATTGGTTCGCTCCGTTCTGATAACTCTCCGTCCAACCTTTCTCTTTGAGGACTTTCTGCAACTTCGCCAGCTCATCTTCCATGAACTCTGCCTTATTCAGAAGTGCTTTCGCCATTTCCTTCTTACTTGCTGGAAGTTCCTCTATATCTTTCTTTATTTCCTTAAAATTAGCCATTCTACACCCCCTCCGCGAAGTGTCACGCGCTGTTTCCATTGATGCCCGCCGACGGTCCCTAAGGGACATTAAAGATTAAAAATCCCCCCCTACCCTTTGGGAACGATGAATCCATCGGCATCAAATATAAAATCGCTCTCACAGTCGGTTTTACGCCTTTTAATGCCATTCAGTT